ACTTTGGAACGGCAACGGTACAGTCAAAGTGATGATAGTAAACTCTGATATGAAATCAGCAGATACTTTGCTTATAAACAAAGTGAAAAATCATATTGAAGATGTACGACCGATTGGAGCTACTGTAACTGTAGTAACTCCATCAGCGAAAGACATTACAATTACTGCGAAAATACGAACGTCTCTAAATGCAAATATGGAGCTTACAAGACTTGATTTTAAGTCTAAGATTGAAAAATATATCAAAGACATTACAAAAGAGTATTTTTCAAATATTAGAGCAACTTCATATTTTATTTCGCTTGCCCAAGTCGGCAAGCATCTACTTGAAAGTAAAGACATTATTGACTATGCAGAGTTGAAATTAAACAATGTAACAGCAAATATAGAGCTTTCAGCTGAACAAATTGCCAATATCACAACTATAACGCTTGAGGTGATGTAATGATAATAGACAATATTGATATGA